AGAACAATTCGTGTTCTTGATAAAAGTTACAGGCTACCCAAGTCTGCGTTTGACCTATCGATGTCCGTGGTCAAAAGAATAAGGAATCGACAAGAAAAGATTTTTAATCCTACAGATAAGCAAGGAAGTGTAAATTTTCATCTTGACACATATGACATGGACATGAGCCAAGGTTCGTGGACCTTGATGTCTCGAACTAACTCCTTTGCCAGAGACATAGCCTCCGATCTTCGTGAACAAGGACTATTCTACGAGATCAAGGGATTTCCTAGTGTCAAGAAAGAAATAGCAGAAGCTATAAATATCTGGGAAGGGTTGCAAAAAGGAGACGAGATAGGATTACATGAGGTAAGAAGATTGTACGAACTTGCCCCGAAGACGGGGGATGGAGCCGTAATAAAAAGAGGTATGCTTCCGTTACTTGATGCTGAACCCGTGGATGCTACTTATACCTATGAGAGTCTTGTAAACAATCTTGGATTACTTGCAGGCAAAGATACAGATGCCTTGGACGTTTTACGTTTAGGCAACGACGAGAAGTATTACATCCGTGCATTGCGTAGAAGAGACGAAATACTAACAGAGCGACCACGGTTGAAAGTTTCTACATTTCACGCTATGAAAGGAGGAGAAGACGAAAACGTAGTGGTGCACCTAGATTCTACCAAACCCTGCGTTACCAACCCCGACCAAGACGATGAACACAGAGTTTTCTATGTGGGTCTTACAAGAGTTAAGAAAAACCTACACATCGTTGAATCACAAAAGAAATACAGGTATGATATATAATGGCAAAGAGAAAACAACTACTAGAGCAGGCAAGTCAGTTAATCTCCAAAGAACGGGCAAAAGTATATGGAGATGCACAAGTAAACCATGAACGTATCGCAAAGTTCTGGTCGATTATTTTAGAAAGAAAGATTACAGTAGAAGAAGTGTACCACTGCATGATTGCCGTAAAGATGTCTCGATTGATACAGACCCCGAATCATTTAGATTCGTTAGTTGACATAATGGGATATGCTGCCCTCTGGGGCGAGGACGATGAGTGGGGCGAAGACGATGGGTAAGGACAGAAACGACAAGAAAACTATAAGCTTCGAGGAGTATGGACACGATTTACGAACAAGCATGGATGTGCTTGACGTGGATTGGAACATACCTTCCGAGTTTCCCGATCTCACTCACTGCAAACAAATAGCTGTGGATTTAGAAACAAGAGATCCCAACATAAAAGAACTAGGTCCGGGATGGGCAAGGAATGACGGAGAGATCATAGGTATCGCTGTAGCAACAGGTGATTACCAGGGTTATTTTCCTATTCGTCATGCCAATGGTCACAATCTTGATCCCGACATGACCCTTAATTGGTTTAAGGATCAGATGAACACACCCCATATAGATAAGATTATGCACAATGCAACATATGATGCGGGATGGCTTCGTACCGAGGGTGTTGATGTTAAGGGATTAATTATTGATACGATGGTGGCAGCCCCCGTGGTCAATGAAAACAGATTTAGTTATAGTCTTAACAATCTTGGTCGTGATTACATCGATATGCGAAAGAACGAAAAGATGTTAAAAGCTGCGGCAAAAGACTTTGGAATAGATCCCAAAAGCGATATGTGGAGGCTTCCTCCAAAATTTGTCGGGCCATATGCCGAACAAGACGCTCTCATGACCCTAAAATTGTGGGAAAGATTGCATATTGAGATTAATCGAGAAGAATTAAATAGTGTCTTTGACATGGAACTTGCGTTGATACCAATCATGCTTGACATGAGGGAGAGAGGGGTTCGAGTGGACTTGGACAAGGCAGACCAGGCTAAGACCTTATTGAAAAAACGTGTCAAGGAATTAAAATCTTTTATAAAGAAAAAAACAAAGGTTGACATTGAGCCGTGGGCCAATGCCTCCGTAGAGAAGGTTTTTAAAGAATTAGGCTTAAACTATCCGAAGACGGAGCTAGGAGCACCTTCTTTTACCAAGCAATTCTTACAGGCACATCCAAACGAAGTTGCCCAGGCTATTGTAAAACTTCGAGAGGCAGACAAAGCTGATAGTACATTTATCGATAGTATCTTGAGGCATGAACACAAAGGTCGTATTCATTGTGAATTTCACCAATTACGATCTGATGATGGGGGGACAGTCACGGGTAGGTTTTCGTCGTCGAATCCAAATCTACAGCAGATACCTGCTCGTGACCCCGAAATCAAAAAGCTGATTCGGGGTCTTTTTATACCCGAAGAGGGGCAGAGGTGGGGTAGCTTTGACTACTCCTCACAAGAGCCTAGATTATTGGTTCACTATTGCTCCGTGCTTAGACAAGCTGACAGACACCCCATGATTGATGAGGTGATTGATGAGTATCACAAAGGTGATGCTGACTTTCATCAGATGGTGGCAGACATGGCAGGCATATCTCGTAAAGAGGCAAAAACAGTAAATCTGGGAATTATGTATGGGATGGGTGTTGGTAAACTAGCTAATCAACTTGTGATATCTACGGAAGAGGCAAAAGCTCTCATGGCGAAGTACCACCAGAAAGTACCTTTTGTAAAAACCCTAGCAGAACGTGTGATGCAAAGAGCTGCCAAGCACGGCAAGATCAGAACGATCAAGGGGCGATTATGCCGATTCGATATGTGGGAACCACGGAGTTTTGGCTATAACAAGCCTATGAAATGGGAAGATGCAGAACGAGAGTACGGGCCACAGATTCGAAGAGCATTTACATACAAAGCTTTAAATAAATTGATCCAAGGTTCGGCAGCCGACCAGACTAAACAAGCGATGGTGGATTGCTATGAGGAGGGTCTTGTTCCGTTGATCACGGTTCATGATGAATTATGCTTCTCTGTTGAGAGCGATATTCAAGCACATAAAATCAAGAAAATTATGGAGACGGGTCTGGAGTTGGCTGTTCCGAGTAAGGTTGACCAGGATCTAAAGAGCAATTGGGGCGAGGTTGATTAATCGCCTGTTCTCCTTGACAACAATCATCGACCACTGAACCACAGACAGAGCATTGGTCGTGACCATGCACATTGATGCGATTACTTTCCTGCTGACATTTAGGGCAAATCATCTGGTTGCTAGTGACTGAGCAAGTGCTTGTGACGCAGGGTCTGGATTTACAATTGGGTTAGTTGGGTCAACCCTTGCTGCTTGAGTGCCTGCAAAAGCAGGGGCGACGTTTGGTATTGCAGATCTCACGGGAGCCATTGTTTGTTGTACTGATCTTTGAGCCTCTGGAGTTAATTTAAAAGGTCCTTCGTCTGATGTTACAGCTTGAGTTTGAAACTGAGAGTTTATTGTGTGCATTGTTTGGAAGGCTTGTCCAAGTTTATCGGCTCCTGGTTTTCTACTAGCCAACATAATATCCAAGACAGGTCCACTTCTAAGTGCTCTTGACATCCCTGTGTAAAAAGCTAAAGCTCCTATTGTTTGTAAGGGAGCAGTCATTAATCCGAAAATAGACAAACCCAAAGCAATTGATGGAGCAGCAAGACCACCTTTTCCTGCTAACGGTCTATCTGACGCTCTAATCATAATTTCAGATAACTTCATGAGTTTATCTGCTTGAGCTTCACCAAACATAGCGTTCAAAGAATCTTTGCCATATCCTTCTAGGGTTGTTTTTAATTTTCCACCTAATCTTCCAGATATAAAATCGTCGTGAAACATAGGAGAATTAACATCTCCCAAAGACCGAAGTATTCGACCCATAGCAGCTTCTTGTACTTGATCTACTAAAGATTGATGAGGAGTAAGACCTGTCGTTGCGTCAACGGTTACGTCGTCAAAAATCTTTTTTGGAACACGGTCAAAGCCTTCTGTACCAGGGGTACGAAGCTCCATAGAATTATTCATAAACGCTTTAATTGATTGTCCATTATTTTTGGTAAAAATGGTATCAACTATCTTAGATGCATCTTTGTCTCGTAGGCTTTTTAGATATGTCTGCTTGTTCATTGCATCTAACTCTAAACTTGCTCTTTTTGCTTCTTTTATAGCTGTGGCTAAAGGCTGATTAGATATGTTTTGAATAACGCTATCGTCAAGTTCTGTAGCCTTAGAGCGAAGAATTGATGTTAATTCGTTTATATCATCTAGTTCTCCCGTTACGGACTCAAGACCTCTCTGTCGAGCTAACTCTGGAGGTACTCTAGATTTAAATAAAACATTTTTTGTTGTTCCAATGTCATCTATAATTTTTGCGAATTGCACTCCGTCAACAACTCCATTAACCGTGGATCTTTCTAAGGCATCTTTTAAAAAAGCTGAAGCAATTGTTTGTCTTAATTCCTCTCCTTGAAGACCGCCTCTTGCTCTTTCTGTGGCTATGGCTTCTTCTTCTTGTACAGCTTGATTTAATCTTTGTCTAAGTTTTCTGTTACCTTGTTTAGACAATATACCAGAATCTAAAATCTCTTGTGCCTTC